ATGCAACTTGGATTTAAGGAAATAACTCCAATATACAATGATGATTTCTGGAATGATAATGAAGGCAAACAAGGAACAGGATTCTAACCATGACAAACTCTTATTTCAATCAAGTACCAAACTTTGATTATGTCAATCGTAATACTGGTTCTAATGATATATCTAACTATGTCGAAGTAAAAAACCTTTTTAAAAGGGGTAAATTACGTCCTGATATAATTCAAGATTTAACATATTTTGAAAAATATACCATTATTGGAGATGATAGACCTGATAATGTAGCTTTAGAATACTATGATGATCCTAATTTAGATTGGGTAGTATTACTTTCTAATAATATAACAAATATTCAATCTGAATGGCCATTACCTCAAGCAGCCTTAGATGAATTTTTGTTAGAAAAATATGGAACCTACGAGAAGTTACACTCTGGGATTCATCATTATGAAACTCTAGAAATTAAAAACCTTAAAGGTGCAGTTGTCCTACCTGGAGGATTAAAGACTCCAAATAAATGGAAAACTAATGGA